ATCAATACAATGACCTGAAGAATGTCCTCCAATCTGTTGACGGGGTACACGATCGTTTTGTTGAGTTGACCGGGTTCCGCAATCTGGCCGATCGCAAACGGGAAACGTTCATTATTCGGGTGGAGGACATCAAGGCTGTGGACATTCAAGAGACGTAGTTCGGCCATGCCGACTCAGGCCACTGCCGGCACATAGTAGCCGAAAATCGTCATGTGAATGTCGTCGTCCGTAGTCTTGGCGTTTACAAACTTGCCCGCGCGCACAAGGATGTTCACCGGGATCAGCGTGAAAGATTCACCCCTGACCATAGCATCCTGATGCAACACCTTGTCCACCGTCGTCGCATCTTCTGCCGACGCTTCGTAAATGACCACATCGGCATCTACGGTCGTACTCACCTGTCTGTCCGCCCGAGCGCGAATACCGGTGATGACGAACTGCTGGCCAGACTTGGGCTTGTAGAAGTTGTACGCAGTGTCGTCTACTGCCAATTCCCTGAATTCTGTCTCGTCGTAGGCAAGGGGGGCGGTGACGACTTGGCCGAGGGGAGTGACCTTGGCCTCATAAGGCCCAAACTTGATCGTAACCGGCGTGGGCATTAGGAGAGAACCTCGTAGTAGGCAAGAATCCGAGCACACGCCACCGTCGTCGCCGATACCACGTTCTCGACAGTCAGGGTGAGAGAGTCATTGGTTCCGAGAACCAATGTGCCCTCGAAGTCAAGATTGGAGTGGCCCACATCGTTTATCCATTGTGTCAACCAATTCCCGCCCGATCGGGTTTTCCCGGCGGCACTGGCGGCCCACACATCGGCTAAGGCGACATTGGTAGACCGAAAGTTTAGATTCTGCTCGACGCCCGCGTTTACATCCGAAATAATCGTACCCCCGTCGTCGTTCTTGTAAGCAATCCATTGCTGTATGGCCGACCCGCATGTTCGGATGGTATGAATAATCAGCGCCTCGGTCGGGGACGTGTTCTTGAGGTAAAGAATCGCGTGCTCGACATCCGTGGTAGGCCCTATAAATGCCCCCGTTGCAAACTCAAACGCCTTGCCCAACCGGATAGAATTGTCTGCACAATCGCATCGCGTAAACGCGACGATATGCGCGCGATTGATCGCATCTACCTTCTGTGCGTACCCCTTGCCTGTTCCATCTACTAGTTGAAATCCCATTATGGTGTCTCCACGTCTGTTGAATCAAACACGTTGTCCGTCTGGACGGTGTGGTGCAGATTCATAATCCTCAGTTCGACTAAGATCATCTTCAAGAGTTCACGTGTCTCGTCGTCCGCTGTCCAGACCCTCTCTTGGCCACCGGACGTTTGGACTGGCAGTGGGTCATACGACATAATTCTACCCTACACGATGCGCCAGTTCGACCCATCGGAAACGATCATAACCGTCGGGTTCCGCCGCGATATTACGGCAGTTAAACCACCATCAATTGTCTCTGCGGCGTTGGGATCAATGGTCACCGGATGCGGCGGAGACCCGATGTTCTTGATGAAGTACACCCGTTCTTCATTGCCGACGGCCGTGGGCAATGTCACGGTGAATGCTCTTGACGTAGTATCACACAGAACGATTGTATGTGACGTTGTGAGTGTCGTATCCGTGGTTATGGTGGTTATCCGCAACCCGACCGGGTACACCTGCTGCCAATCCGCCGCACCGGCCGATGGATCAGCCAAGACGAATACAAACCCCGTTGCGGTAGTGACCCACAGCGATCCTTCGTGATACCCGAGCGTCACATCGTCATTGACGGTGGGGTTACTGGTCGCCGTCAAGTTGCTCTGCGGCATTATGTATCCGGCAGTCATCAGATGTCTATCACCACGCCACCCTTGACGTAGCCCCTATCGGCGCCGCTTGTGCCGAATTGCGCCTCATATTCATGACCATCCGTCAAGGCCAGCGCCTCACTTCTCTGGCGTACCCTTGTAGTGCTCGTTGTGCTGAGCTGAGAACCACTGACAACGGCTGATGTAGTTATGTCGTACAATTGCGCGTGTACCGTTCCTATTCGAGCCCGATGGTACACCTCGAAATAGAACGACGCCAGTGAACTGTAATTTGCTGCGACGTACTTGAGGATGCCTGCGGTGAAGCGGTACACAACTCCAACGCCGATCGAAAACCCCAGCGTTGGTATGAACTTGACTGAGCCCGGCGAAAACCCGATGCCTTGTGCAATGATGTTCTTGATCGCCACTAGGTCGCTCGCGTTCTACTGGTCGGGTTCGTGGCGTCATCCAAGGTGAAAGTGGCCGCCGTCGTACTGCCATCCAGTTTCTTTACCGTGATCGTCGTACCGCTGATCGAGAACTCCGTCAGTGCCGCGATAAGCAAACAGAACGCCTGAGCCGGCGTGGGAGCTGCGCCGTCTGCGTTATACGATTCGGTCATCTGCCGGGTGAGGTATATGTCCGCAATCGACTCCTTGACTGCCGTTGACAACGCCACGCCGTCCGTTCCAGTGTCGGCGAGAATCGCATCCATGATCACATCCAACCGCCCGCCGTTGATCCAATCTGTCAGAACTGCGGCCCGTACTGCCGTGAGCCGTGCCGTGTCGGTCCCGATAGTGGTCAGTGCACCAGAGTTCGGCAGGTTATCCGTGATGGTCTTAATCGCATCCACGACGGTATCCACCGTTACAAGGTTGGCGGCAGTTGCCAATGCCGCATCGCTGATAGCGGCGTCGACTTCGGCGTTGATGTTCGTGCGGTTGACCGCCGCGTCCTGTGTCAAGCTGGTCGTTGTACCGTTGTCCGTGATCGTGCAGTTGCCGCGAACGTGAATCGTCAGACTCGTACACGTCCCGTCTATAACAATTTGGCCAGTCGGACAATCGTACGACATTACAGTTGTCGCAACGGCATTATTAACTTGGAGGCCCCCCGAATAATCTCGGAAGTACACATTCACGTCGGCAACGGAGTTGATGTCCAGAATGGGTGTACCGCCACCGGCGACCGTCGAGCAGCAACGGTGAAAAGCACAATCGTTTCGCAACGTTAAAGTGCCGCCGGCGAGCAGGCATTCTAGTGCCGTGATCTCCATCGCGGTAATCACGGAAAGAACACAACCTTTGGCCTGAAGCCTGCCCGTTCCGCCCTGGGCACCCGAGATCAGCACATTCTCGAAGTGACTATTGTCAACGTCTTGGGAGCCGAGATTGATCGTGTTTGCCATCATCTCACCAATGCCGACAAACTCGTAGTCCTCCATCGCAGCCGCAAGCGTGATTGCGGTATCATTGACGAGATAGATGCGGTCCACACTGAGGCTGTCCGCAATTGTTTTCGCGGCCGCTATGGTACTGACGGGGTTGTTCCATGTCCCGTCAACGCCATTGACTGTGCTCGTATTAGCGGCTGCATCGTTGAGATAGACGCCCGGACCGCGTGGACCCATATATGCCGGGGCGAAACCTTCCACGCCGTCGTAGAGCGTGTTGAGATTCGTCACCGTCCCGGAGGCCGGCGTCCGGTTGTCCAAGTCAAGCCCCCCAGCATCGCTGACAGGTAATCCACCCGCAGCATCAGCGGGCACAGCGGGAATCGCTCCGGCGACTACTGCCGTACCGGCCCACTTGGTCATGTTGACAGGTGCATCAATCTGCACAGCCAGGTGCTCGGTGAACGCCGTCGCCACCTTGACAGTCAAGACGACTTCCGGCACGCCCGCTGCGAACGCCGCGTCCGGCCAGTCCACCCGGTACAGGCCGGGCTGGTCTGTACCGTCAATCTCGATCGCCTTGTTATCGGCATGGGCAGAGTCGGTCGCTGCCAGCGCCGTAGCATCGACCTTGGCCGATGGCGCCGCACCGCTGCGAACGTACTGGAGATCGAAGCCGGTAATCGTCAGGCCCGTAGCCGCCGTACCGTCCGAGGTCTTTCGCAACGCGAAGTACCTCGTAACGTCGGTTGCCCCGCCTGTAACTTGCATCAGTGCATACCTCCTACCAATTCACCCATCCCGGCGCGCAGGCCACGTGGTCTGGGATAGGGGACGAATCCCGCCGCCGCCGCCACATGCCGCCGAGCGATGGACGGAATACGAAACATTGCATAAGGGTCAACGTAAAGCTGCTGAATCTCGAATGCAGAAAGAGCGATGTTATAGATCAACACGATGTCTATAAAACCATCCCACTCAAAAGTATCAACTACCGAAGCCTGTCCACCAATGTTCCAGTCCTTCCCAGACGTCAGTGCTATACCAGAAGGGGTATCCTCTGCGGCTATGCGGCCATCAATGTATAATTTTGCGGCGTTGGTATCAGAGCTACCATCCCAAACACCCACATATTGATGCCATTGGTTTAGTGCCGGTCGCGTGCTGGTGGTAGCCGCCCACGCGATCGCAGAAGCTCCTACGCCATGCCAGCGAAATTGAGAACCCGTGTCGAAGAGGTCGAAGGAGCGAGTGCCTGTCGAACCGCGTGTTTGTCCTTTGGTAACAATACCACGTGAGCCGCTACGGTCAAAACCCCGTACAACAATGGTTATCGGGCCGCTTTCGAGTTGCAATATGGCCGGATTATCTATGACAACTCGATCGTCGTTTCCATCGAAATCCAATGCCCATCCATTCGGTGCCCCGACCCAATCTGTTGCAGGGTCCATATTCGTCAGAGTAGCATGATTGGCATTGATAACATCTCCAATCTTACGACCTGCACCCTCCCAGATCGGCCAACATCCCACCAGTCCACGGCTCAGCGAATGCTGTCGATTGATCCCCGGCCACCACATTTGAGGTTTGGCAAGCATTACCCTATCGAATCTCCAGTGACCATCATCGCCTTAACGTGCATGTCCGCACCTGTTCCTCCTTCGTGCATGAAGATGACCCGCAAGCGCCCTACGGCCGTCAGATCCAGGTATACCGAGAACCGTTCAGCGCTTCCGAAGATTGTGTCCGCGCTGTCCTTCCCGGTCGTCAGCCCGTCCGTAATGTCAATGGTGGTATCCGTGACAATTTGCTCGATCTTGGCCCACTCGCTAGCAGCCAACACGCTCGCGTCGAGGATATAAATGTCGTCAAGGGCTGCGAAACCAGCAGTGAGCGTCACGGCAAGTACGGTCTCACCCGAAGCCTCGGTCGCCGTCATACCTTCATCCGCCGGCGTACCCGTCTCGCTGAGGGTGAATGTGGCAACGTCCACCCAATCCTCATCGCCCGACGACGCACCACTCACCTGAACAATGAAAGAGCCGGGATTGGTATTCGCCGCCGCCTGGATGAAGCCGGCGTACATGAGAATTGTTGCACCGAGTTTCGTCGACACGTCCTGAGCGGAGCCGTACACGCTCGCGGGATGTGTGACCAACTGGTGAGTCAGAATTTCAGTACCTTGAGTTTTTGCGATCGTGGCCATTTCGGTCTCCTAGATAGCAATCTCCGCACCTGCGGCCAGTAGGGTGAAGTGCCTCTCGCCGCGTGGCACCCACTGAAGGCCCTCCGTCTCCGCCGAATTGGCGACTACTATTTGACCGTTTGGGCCGACAACGAGCTCATCTTCCTTTCTTCCGTCATGCGTAACCAGCGAACCCTTGGCGGTCAACGTCAATACTTGCGCCGCTGTCGCCGTTGTGCCGGCCGCTGATCGGCCAAGTGCCGCAAGCAGCCGATCAATCTGCCGAAACGTCCGGCGCGTCTCCTCCAGAGACCCGACCTCGGTACGGATTCGTTCAGCCATCTTGACGCTCCACCTTTCTTCTGCGATACTGCTCGCAAGATTCGGAGAACCTTGCCATGCCACAAAAACTCGAGCGCCTCGTCAGCCACCTGATGAACGCCAGCGATTTCAAGCCTCGTGCGGGTCGCAGCAAGCGATCATCCGCGTACGCCGTTGCCACCGCCGCACTGGCCAAGAGCAAGCTGCGCAAGGCCAGAAAGAGGCGCAAGAAACGTCAGCGGCGATAGCGCCTCTCCTGCTTTCTGATATTGTCGTCATAGTGCTGAACACCCATACCGAAACTTTCCAGCATTTGCAGCGTCAGCGCCGATGGAACACCGTGTTCCTTCATAAGAACGGCAATGTCCCGGAAGCTAAGCGGAATAGTCAAATCTCTTGCCACCGTCTTCGGTGTTACCAATTCGCCAACGACGTTCTTACCACTCAGGACATCCAGTCCCGTCCCAATCACCGGAGCCAATTTGTTGCGAAGATATCGACTAACGACACTGGCGCCTGTCGTACCCCTGAACGGCACTTCGGCACCGCGAATGGCTACGATTTTACCGGTTCTCAGTTGTTTCGTTTCACCGGTGTAGAGTCTTGTAAGAAGCACCGTTGTTTGCGACAACCCCGCCAAGGGCCTGATGCGCGTGTCCTTGATGCGGATTCTCATAAAGTCCGATGATCGCGGATCGAGTTCAACATTCCATTCCTCATCATCGCCCGGCGGACCAAGTAGTGCGTAAAGTGCGGCCGTGGCGCTAGCGAAGAAGATCGTAATACCGGTAAGGGTCTTCGCGTACTCGCGGGCTATCGTCATGCGCGTGCGCAGGGACACACCCTGCCCAGCCCACAACGGCTGTAGGAACAAGTACTGAAAACGGCTGAAAGCCAAGCGAGGGGACCAGAAGACGGTCGCCAGGAAACGGGCTGCCCTTTGGAACTCAGCCACGCCACCTCGGCCAGTGGCCACGTTTACGTAGCGGGCGATAGCCTTGGCGTCGGCGTCGGCGATTGTACCGTTCCTGCTCGCCGTGGCCGCTAGGGCGTCGAACATGTCGGCACGCAAGACGTTCAAATACGTCACAAACGCTCGTTCCGACGCGGGCACACCGGGCACATATTGTGACCACCGCCCAAGGTACTGCTCTTCCCGCTTCGACAGGCGACCGTCTAAATCCATCAGTTCCAGCCCCGCGCGGTTGTAAAGAGCGGCATTCGGGCGATTGTCCAACTGGTTACGGACACGAGATGCGACAGCCACGGAAAAGAAGGAACGGAACATGCGCCATATAGGCCGTACCCCTTTGAGTGGATTGCCGAAATTGACAAGAGCGCCTTGTCGACCCACAGCCGACATATCGTAGGAAACAAGAATAGCACGTACCAGATTCAGAGTTTGCGGCAATGTGCTGAGAAGTTTTTGTACCACCGTCCTGCGCCTGAGTCTGTCCTTTTCCAACTCCCGAAGAAACTCCGCCTTCAGCCGTTCGGCTTCGTGTCGCAGCTTTTCCGCTTCTTTGTCGAGCACCGTTTTCGTGCGCACCTTGGGTGCGAAATCCTTTCTCGCCAAGCGGTCTTGGTAGTCCGCAATTCGCGTTCGGAGCCGTGACTTCAACATGGAAAGCGCCCGTTCCTGGGCTGTTTTCTTCGGATTGGCAAGATCGCGCAGTTCCTTCAACTCGGCCCCGAGCGCATCGCGTCGATCACGGAACGCCTGCAACTCCCTGGTGACTTGTATCTTGGACGGGCGTTTGGCCGTGAAGTCCCGCTCGGATATACGCCGCTCGTATTCCGCGATGGAGCGCTTTGCTGAAGCAATGGCAGTGCGCACCCGTTGTTCGTTACTCAGTTCCGGCTTGCCGAAAATCTCGTTGAATTGCTCTACAAGCACATCGCGGCGATCTATCAGACGGAATACATCCTCATCCTGAATCACCCTGGCGCGCTTCTTGATGATCTTCTCTTTTGTCTCTATCTGATGTTCAAGATCAGCGATCTGATTGCGCAAGCGCGTCTTTACAGAGGCAAGTGCAGACTTCAACTGGGTCGCAGGATCGGTAATGTCGAAACCGCCCTGCTTCTTCATCTCGTTCACTTGCTGTATAAGGATACGTTCTTCGTCCGATGGCGTGCGGCGCTCTTGCCCCGTCTTGAGCGGTGCCCGCCCGACCTGCATGTCCTCCAACTTGGCAACTTGTTGCATCTGGCCCTTCAGATCCCGCAAGAGAACATCGAGGGCTTCCTGGCTCAGCGGGCTGTATTGGCCGTAACTGGAAATGGCGTCCATTGTCTGCCGGCGAGTGATGTCGGGCACCGCCTTAACCAGTTCGCCATGAACCGCGTCGATCAGCGGGTTACGTTCGGTAATCCCGGTCGACACGAAGAACTTGGCGAGCTTCCGGGCAAACCGTGAGGTACCTTCCGGTGTCTTGAGATCCTGTCGCGGTCGAGGTGTATCTTCGGCAACCGTACTATCCCATGCACGGCGCAACGCATCCCCGAGTTTCTTGCTTTTCTCCTTCCCGATCCGGGCCGCGACCGCCGCGACGAAATCCTGAAAGCTGGCGATCCCCATGTTGATGTGCGCTTTTGCCAGCTTGACAAAATGCGAGATCAACGCCGGGTCGAGCGGGTTAGCAAATGTCCTGCCGGCGAGATAGTCTTCAACATCCTTCCAGGCCGCGTCCAATTCGGCCTTCGCAGCAATCGTGCGCTTCTTCCTTGGGCGTGTCCCTTCGGATGCTACAATTTGTTTGACGACGTCCACGGACGCCTGGTCAGCTTCCAGTTGAGTAATGCGTTCTGTGTGTTCGCGCAGACGTGCTTCCAGGTCTGCTATTTTGCGCTGGGTCTCTGTAACCGCTTCTGCATCTCCAGCGGCCAGTGTCTCGACGCCTTTCGCCTTGCGCTTCATCGCTACCATGCGCACGAGCGTGAAGTCTTCGACGGCGAGCATTTTCCGAGCGTTGAGGCCTCGTGATGTAGCCGTACCGACTGCTTTGTTTATGTCGTACAACTGCAACAATTCTGCGAGCAGCATCTCTTGCTGAGCCTCAAACTCCGTCATGCTCGCTTGGTCATTGGCCTTCTGCGCCTTTGCGTGCTCCAATTCCAAGGTGTCGTATCTATTCTGGAGTGCTATCTGCCTGTGCAATAGCAATGCGTCTTCCACATCCGAAACCGGTCTGGCCTTCTTGGCCAATTCAAAGATCAGCGCATCTTGTACCGCTGGTTGTGACTCAACGGTTCGCATGGCTTCATCCCAAACCGTTCCAAAGGAACGTCGAGCCGGTTCCATCGCCGCAGGCAACCCTCGCGCCGCCCGTTCCCGATCGACAACGGCGTTCTTGATGCTGGTTGGGGACTTTTCTCCCGTACCAAGAGGTGTTTCAGGCGCTACAGGTTCCTCAAATCCGCGTTCCTCAGCCTTTGCCTCAGCCACCTTCGGTGCAGCCCGCCCCGCGATCTGTGCATCGGTCATGTCCGACGCTACGTTGAAGTCCTGCCGCACCCGCCGCACCGCCGCCTGCACGCCCAGCCCTCGACGCCGTAGTACGCGAAAGCCGTCACGAACCTTGTCCAATGTAGCTGTAGTCTCTTTGGCGACTGGCGTGGGTGCTGCCTGTGCTGACGGCACTGCCCTCTGCTCTGTAGGCTGTGCACGCGCCTGTGTACTAGCCTGTTCACCGGCCACCCGAGCGATCTGACGCCGTTTCTCCGGTGATACGTCGGCGATGGCCTTCGTCTCGATGTCGTCGAGAACGATCTTGCGTCCCAACTTGAAGAGCGCTCGACCGGCGAGGTTGGATGCCTTGATACCTAGAATCACACCCGTCGCGGAAATGAAGTCCCCCTTGTTGGGCAACCGACCCTCGAACGCCGCTCCACCCGTGGCGAACGTACCGATCTCAAGAGGCAATCCGACTCGAGGCACCAACCCCGCAACACCGGCAGCGCCACCGAGAGCCGCAGCTTTACTGGCTTCAAATGCCGTCCCGACGACGCCGGGAAATTCACCCGTCCTAGCCTTGATTTCAAGCGGGTGTCTGACGGCCGTAAAGGCCCCCAGGCCAGCGGCACCGGCCACAGCGCGTTCCGTAACTTTCCGCAAGAGTTTCTGGCCAACCTTGCTGGCGATCTTTCTCCCCAAGATACCACCGAGCCCGAACGTCAAATACGTCGCAGGATCGAATACGAAGGAACTCACCTCTGAGACGATCTGCTGCCAGACTGCCAATTCGCGCTCTTCGAGTGGCTTTCCCCTGGCGATTTTGCTGATAAGAACAATGCTGGTGTGGTCTATCCCATCCTCAATGGCCTGCGCCAACTTGTGACCCCACGACTGTTCAAGTTCTCTGCGTTCGGGCGGGGAAATTCGAGGTGGCGGTTCCGGTGCCGTGACGCCGTAGGCTTTCGCTGTTTCTTCCGTCAATACGGCAAAGTCGCGCCCGGTCGGTTCTTGCTGGGCTATAGGCGCACGTTGTGGCGGCTTTCCCAGAAATCCCAACTTTTCACCTTCTCCAAGTCGCTTTGAACGCTCTTGAGAAGCACGTGTAGCCTTCTCGATGTTCTCACGTGTCTCTGGCCCAAAGGTGGGAAACCGAACACCTTGTTTCATCAACTCTATTGCCCGCCGTGTTGCCTCTGGAACCTCTAGCTTTTCGCCCTCCCAGATGGTGGGTATCAAAGTAACAACCCCGTCGATAGTAACAGAGGTTGATAGCTCGCTGGAAAAACTACCATCGGCATTCTTGATAGGAATGACTTTCGGAAGCGTTACTAGTCCAACCGGCGGCACTTCTCGCTGAGACTGTGTCGCTTCTCCGCTGGCGATCTCCGCTTCGCGTTGCTCAGCGGGTCGCTCGACAGGGACGACCTCGCGCGTCCCGATTCGCTGAAGAGCATCGTCGACAGCAGCATCAAAAGGATCGGGTAGCTGACGACCGTTATCGCCCTCATCCGACACCGGTTCAGGCTGACCGATGCGCCGCAAGACATCTTCAAAGGCCGTGTCGATGGGATCCCTGAAGCGAGTCATCGTCCACCTCCACGGGCTCGCCGATGCTGTTCCACTATGGAAGCAATCTCTTCGGCCATCTCGATCATTTCAAACTGAACCGCAGGGGACAGCCGGGTGCGATCCATATTGCGCAGCGCCGTTACTACCGTCGCGGCGGCGTTCTCCAACGTTTCAGTTGATCTTGGGAATCCGAAGTTCGTCCTGACCGCCTGTTTAAGCATCGCGGCGGACAGTGCGACCTTGGGATCGGACTTGCCGAGGATGTCCATGACCTCCCGTACAGAACCGGCACCTTGCAGTTCCTTGGCGCGCGCCTCTCGCTGCTGCTTTACCTGCTGCTCTTCACGCAACCGTTCTGCGGCCTGACCCGCACCGCGCACCGTATCTTCTGCAAGCGTAAGTGCTCCCTTTTTGTCGCCCGCATCCCCCAAAGGCAAGTCTTCACTGGTGAAGTACTTGGTCGCAGTAGACAGGAGCGGCTTGAACAGATCATCGTCGCCGTCCTTGCCCGTACCGGGCACCTGCTTGATCTCGCTGTCGGTGTCGTATTGAAACAACCCAGGCTGGCCAGGAATCTCAAACTCCTGACCGACACCATAAATCTTTCCGTCCGCACGACGATAACCTGAAAACTGCTGCTTGCCCTTAATGTCGAAGGTGAGAAACCGGTTAGGATTCGCCTTGTCCTGGACGACAGTGTTGGGAGGAACCTGGTAAAAGGGTGTGCCCTTGTCGCTGATTGAGACGATGGACCCGGGTATGTTCTCGTCAGTATAAACTCCTCCACGCTGAAGCGGCTTACCGGCCTTGCGCATCTGCTGGATACTGGTCAACGCCGGCGGCTTGCGGATCAGACGGCGCGAAAGCTCGGCCTGCTGTCGTCTAAGTTTCAACCTGAACGCTGAAGCCTGCTCTTGTGTAATCCGGTTGGAGGCCAGGTCTTCGTTAATCAGGCTCTCTGTACGGCGAAGCCCTTCGGCCTCCCTTAGACTATGTCCGTCCATCTCGAAAACCGTTTCGAGTTTACCGAATCGGTTTTTCATGTAGAGACGAAGTTTGTCAGCCTCATCCTCGCCAACCGCCTTCGCCATAGCGAAGCCTTTTTTGACGTTGAAGGCGCTCTGCTGGATCTGCGTACCACGTGCCTTGATAAACGTCTGGCGCAGCTCGGACTGTGTAGGAGCCGGCTGGTTTGCAGCACGTGCCGTCTCCCCAATCTGTTTCTCGTAGGCGGCGAATTGTGTGACCGCATCACCCCCGTACGTCTGCATGAGGTCGTTCAGGAACGCCTCCTGCTTTTCATTCTCACTGAGTGTTGTGCTGGCTTCGATCTGCGCGGCGCGTAGAACGCCCTGCGATATACGATTGATGCCCTGCGCGTACTGGCCCGCCGCCCCGCCCGGGTATCCTCTGCCCGGCGGGTCAATGGCCGTGCCCGCGAGCTGGCCGACGCCGCTACCCACCGCAGCACCCGCCGTCAGGGCGGTCAGCGAAAGCGAGGCCCCGCCCGTGGGAAGGGCGAGAAGTATCCCCAACCCCATCCCGATAGCCCCGCCCAGCGCTCCACCACCGGAGTCCGCAGCTTCTTCCTGCCGGCGGCGCTGCTCCTCACGGACACGATTCTCCTCCCTGCCAATCATGTAGGCCGTGAAGGTCTCGCCGATGAGATTGCGTGGTGCCGGAATGACCAGCGGCATGACCTATCCCCTCTGCGCCAGGTCAAAGCCAAGCAGCGAACTTTGCCCGACAACCGGCGGCTCATTGATGATCTGATTCAACTCCAGCTCGTTCATGCGCTCCACCCCCGCCAACTCCTCCCGCGGTCCGGCCAGCCCAAGGCGCTCGCGTTCACTGATGAGGTTCGTAAAGGCCCTATCTCCGTAATCCAAACCGGCAAACCCCAGATCACCCCGTGCCTGGATATCCTCGCCGCGCAGGCCGGTGGCGAATTCCAGTGAGGCGCCCTGCGCAGCCAACGTTTCACCGCTCAGACGTTCGCTGAGGTCCAGCCGCTCGCGCCGCAGGCCTTCCTCGAACAGACCCAGTTCGCGACCCCGGGCCCGTAGGACACCACTGGCCACGCCGGCGGCCGCCGTAGTGCCGCCCAGTCCCAGCCCGGCCAGCCTGGCCTGCTGCGTGCGTCCGAACGCACCAAATCGCTGATTGATATCAGCGCGCTCCGCTTGACCGAGGTTGCCGAATTCGTCGAGCAGACGTGTCTCGCGTTCCCGCTGCAGATTGACAATATCTTCCGCCCCGGCGATGCCCAACCGCGTCCGTTCCCCGATGCTCTCGCGCAGCGGATCGGCCACGTCGGCGAATCGACTCCCTGCGGAGCCGAAGAAACTCTCCCCTGCCACAAGGTTCTGTCCGGCAATACGTTCCGTCTCAGCCAGCAGCCTCTCGTTGGCCGGACCAAGTCTGCCGCGCGCCTCTTCGGCGAGCCGTAGCTGCTCCTGCCGGAATTCCTCCTGCCTTATATTCGCCCAGTACGAGTCCCATAGTGCCACTGCGGCCGCGAACGGCGTACTGCTCAGGATGTCGCCGACCAATTCAAAGGGGCCGGTTGAACCACCGCCGCCACTCTGTGCAGCAAATGCAGCCGCTTCTAAAGGCATCATTCTTCCCTTTCAGCATCTTATCATGCCCGTGCAGCCGCCAAGGGTTCCACGGAAGCATCCAGCGTCTCGATCGCCCAAGGCGACCGGCCACCGATTATCTTGACAAACGCCACCACACCACGCAAACGAACCGCCTTGCGCTCCCTGGAATCAGCCCCGAAGCGCCCCGCAAACCTCCGTTGCAGGGGGGAATCGTCGTCCAGTGCATCAGCGGCCGTCGGACCGGTGCGCACCTCGAAGCTCAGGCCGTTGCCCGTGGTAGGCAACGTGCCCCGTATCCAGCGCAGGACGCCCTCCAGGTAATCCCCGCCCGCCAGATTGAACGGCCCGTACACGATGTACTGCTCGAACGGCACGCCGTCATCCAGGGGAGCCGGGTTGTCGAATCTGCGAATCACCCCGTCCCGGCCGCCCAGCAGTACGCCACTACGATCCGGCGCTGTGCTCTGATAGGCAAAAACGGTCGACGGAAGGTACTGATCAACCAGACTGAAGGGCCAGAAACCCCCCGTCCGGCGATCGAACCACCAGTGCTCCAACTGCCTGCCGGATATCGAAGTCAGGAAGATGTGTACGCCGGGCTGCCGGTGATCGTAGGCCAACTGCACGATCACGTCGCGCACGTCGATGTCGCGCAGCTCGCGCGGCAGAACCTCGCTGCTGATCGGTAGCGGGAAACTCGTGGCACCCGGCTTCAGCCCGAAGAGCCCGCGCTCCTGGTCCATAAGCAGCACGGCACCTTCCGGCGTCGTACACCACGCTTGCGGCCCGGCCACGCCCACTTCGTCGCTTAGGGATACGATACGTGCGCCGAATCCGGGGTCGCCGGGCAAGCGAAACAGCCGGTTGGCCGTGGCGAAGATCAGGTAATCGTCAACAAAGGGCATCAAGGCACGTAACGGTTCCGAGATGTCACCGACCTCCGCCGCTTGGCCCGAGATCGCCGCCGCCGGATCCTCGCCGCCCTGGAAGATGTTTTCGCCGAAATCCCAATCGAAGGGATCGCTGTCGCTTTCCTCACCAGACGTGCGCGACGCATACCAGGCGTGCGGCGGGTTGCCCGCCAGATAAATTCGACCGCCGAAGCGCACCATGATCGGATTGCCCATCGGCAGACCCGTGGGACCGACACCTTTACGTCTGCCATCTGGATAGAAGTCGGCCTCCCAGGCAATCAGCTTGTTCGTTTTTGGATCGTAAACCTTGGGGCCGACGGTCGGGTCACTCGTGTAGTCAGCGATGAACAGACGAATCCCCGGCTGCCGATTCGGCCCGGGAGTAGGCGGTGTCGCTAATGATCCGCCCGACGGCGCGATGGCATCCACGGCCATCAGCGGCTTCGCCTTCTGATCGAGCAATGCGTCATCCACCGGGTTCAACAGCGTATTCTCGTCCTTCTGGAGCGTGACCTTCCCATTGACGGCGGCGACCAGAAGAGCTTGGGGTGTTGGAAAGATCGGCGGGCTGCGAACAAAGTAATCAATCAAGAACCACCGAACGATCGGACTGTGTTCCCACAGGGCGTCGGTCGCTCCGCGCTGCAGGCCGATTGCCACGAACCGTCCACTGCTCTGTCCGAGTCCGAGATCGGGTGACGTAATGTTCCAGAAATCGGGGTTGGACGCCATCCTGATGGTGACGATATTGTCCGGGAATACCCGCACGGACATGAGCAAATCCCATATGTTCCAACCCCTCGGAGACACCGCGCTATCGGACCAGACGCGCCGCACCTCGTGCCGACCCTCCATGTGAATAAGCGAGACCTCCAACTCCGTAACCGGCAGGAGGTCGATGGTCGGCAGCGGTATAATGTAGCGCGCGACCAGTTCTATACGGTTCCAGGGACCCTCGCGGAAGATAGTCTCCGCATCCAGACCCAGGTCCAACCGTACGACCCCGTCCAGCCCCCTGATGTTGCCAGGCAAGGGCGGCAATATACCCGGCATTGACACCTGTACGGTGTATTCCGAACCGGAGTCCAGGTTGCCAGGGAGTTCGCGGCTGATCTCTCCGACTTGGACCCCCGGAGTGCGTAACAGGCCTACGCCGTGCGTGGTTCTCGTGTTCGAAAACGTCCAACCGGCGTCTGATCCGTACCGGAAATCATCCATGAAGCGCGCCGGTGTTATCTCCTCCTCGCCCGACACGTTGATGTCCGCCAGCATGTTCACGGGGAAGTCGGGCGGCCCGTCCCGTAGATTCAGATAGGTAGACAAACCGGGCCTTGGCCCTCCGCGCTGGCGCTCTTCGATGGGATCGAAGGGCCGCATGTTGAGGCTGTCGAGCGTGCTGTAGTCAGGCGGGTGCTGAATGCTGAACCGGCGGTTCAGGCCTCTGTGTGGATATTGCAGGCTGAGGACGCGTTCTGCCATGGTTGCACGTCAGTCCCCACTATAGAGGTAGTTCACCTGGGTTTTGATCCCCGTCCCCGCCGCATCTACGGCAACAACGATGTTGTCGCCCTTGACCCCGCTATAGAACCCATCCTCACCGAAGTCGAAGAACCACGGTCCGAGGTCAACGTGACGGTGGAAGTCGGAACCCGTGTCCGTCGTCTCGATATATGGATGCACTTCCAGCGTGAACACTGTCGAACCGATCGTGACGGATATCGTCACACTGGCGTTCAGGTTCTCCACGTCGGCTTCGGAAACCACGTCGAGATCGACCCACAAACGGTATATGACGCCAAATTCCCCGGCAGGAACGGTGATCGTGGACGATAGTGCAGTATCATCCGCACTTACCGCCCGCTTGTTCTTCCTGGCAATTCGTTGTGAGGGATGTATCGCAGTCATAATGCTCAATCCGAATAGATGGCGTTGTACCCGACCTTTACTACAGTAGCCGCTACACCAATCAGCACTACGATGTCATCGCCTTTGACCCCGCTATAGAACCCATCCTCACCGAAGTCGAAGAACCACGGTCCGAGGTCAACGTGTCGATGAAAGTCTGGGGTTGTGTCGGTGGTCTCAACATAAGGGTGAATCCAGACCTTGAAGTCCTGGGCTCCAATCGTTACTACAACCTGTACCCGCTGATTCAGGGCTTCCAGATCGGCTTCGGAAGCCACGTCAACGTCCACCCACAGTTTATAAAGAACACCATAACGATCAGCAGCCACGGTGATTGTGTCACTAATCTGTGTGTTATCAATCCCCTGCACACGCTTATGCTTCTTGGCTATCCGCGCTGAAGGGTGCAACTGCGTCATGGGAACGTCACTCCGTCACTGCATCAGGCGTCCGGCCGCCTGCCACAAACCTCTCATAGAGGGGAAGGTGCGCCATGTTCAGGCGATTGCTCGCGTTAAGCTGATTCAGGGCGCCCACGATCAGTTCCTTCATCGTATCGCCGACCTCAATCTCTTTCTTCGTCGCCTTGTCTACGTCCCAATTGACTCGTCCATCGTCCTGAACCATACCGATTGCGGCCATTTCCTCTTCAGTGAAGGACGATGCGCGCTGAAAATCCCGCAGAATCCTCAACGTGACCGCGTTCCCCGTGTCCGGCAGAATGTTCAACAGGTTGATTCGTTCCTGCACGTCAAACAGCATAAAACCTCCTAGTTCCACGAAGCCGAAGGAACCGCCGGAATCCAATAGGTCCCTGACCCGATCTTGCAACGAATTCCAACCACGTTGCCGCTGGCCAGTTCCGCCAGACTGTCGGTCCGGATGTTCTTCGTGGCATCGGCCGCAGTCGTCCAGCCCTGAAGCGAGAAGATGAACGCGTCCGTGTCTACATCAACCTTCCCCGTGCCGTCGCCACTATTGACCAACCGCAGACAAGCCAATTCCGTCATGCCCGCCGGATCGCTGACCGTGCCCTCACTGAAAATCTCGAACATGCCCGCTGCATAGGTGCCGGCCGGCGCCCAACTCGCAACGTTCGGGATCATAAGCGTGCCACGAAGCCCAACGCCCAACCCGGAACATTCCGAACCTCCGGCGGTGGCCAGGAATTCGAGGCCAAAGTGCGCTCCGTGCGCAGTACCAACGTTCGACTTCACCACCGTTGAAGCGCGCATGCACTCGCCGCCGCCACCGCCGGTGAGCTGGTAGCGAAGATACATCAAACGGTTATCACCACTTGACGCAGAACACGAACATCGAAACTCGACAAACTTGAGGTTCGCCGTGCCGCTGGTCAGCGGACTAGCATCCGTCCCGCCGCCCAGGAGCTTCGCGGTGAACGCTTCACCGTTTCGCCAAGTCCGTACGTCCCCGCCCCGCAATTCCAGCTCCGACACCCGCTGTAGCTTGTACAGAAGATTGTGAATTCCCATCGATCAGTTCTCCAAAGAGTTCCTAGCCAGGAACGTAAACAACATCCTGCGTCTTCGGCAGAAAGCGGACGCCCTGACTGCCTTCCTCGTATCCCCTACCCAGATGTTCGGCACCCACGGCGATCGCGTCCACCTCGATCATCGCCGCCAGGCGCTCCTGAAACTCCTGCCAGCGCAGGCCCCGTTTATCGTCGATGCGTTCTTGGGCCAGCGCCAGGCAGGCCGACAGGTACAGTTCGCCGTACACGGCCCCGCCCGGCGGGAAGGGATTAGCCTCGTCGATCTCCGGCAGAACCACGATCTGCCGGTACTCCAGCGTGTACTTGCCGTCGGGCGTCGGCCAGAGCAGCAGATCGTAGCGCTGCGTGAACTTCCCATCGTGAATCTGCGGGCGCAGCGCCGCCAGTTGCGGTCGGCCATCGCCGCTGAGTCGCTGCCGCGCCCGGCGGATATTGGTCTCCGTGGTGATCTCCACCGTGCTGGACCAACTGTCGGAGGCGAAGGTAATTGGCCCGTCCAGACCGCCGAAGTCCTCGGGCATCTCGTAGTCCGCTCCGGTGTTAAGGACCGTAAAGGCGTCGTTGGCTGCCAGATCGGAGGGGCCAACGACCAGAAAGTTATCGTTCGACCCTTCCCGCGTCGCGTCACCGGCCACGCGCACCGCAGCGTTGCCGCTAATGACCTCTGTTATAACGTACTTACGGGGCGGCACCTCCGGGAAAGGAAACTCCATCACCAGTCCCACCATCGCCGAGGTGAACAGGGCACTCGTCGCGGTCAGCAGGGTCGTAACGCCGTCGAACGTACGCGGCGTTGCGGAGTCCAGCCGGCCGGCGACGCGCACGATAAAGCCGCCCTCCTGCGCACGAATCGGGCGGGCGCCGACCAGCACCCTTACATTCTGAGAGTCGATGAACTGCACGATCTTATGGGTTCCCAGATCATTCCAGGGACTGAAGACCAGGAAGCGCCCGACATCATCGGCCACAAAAACCCCGGGCGTGAAAATCCTGATAACCCATTCGCCTTGATCCGCCACCACCGTGTAGTCCGTCGCAAAGGACTTCTTGATGGTCAGAGTCTGTGGATTCGTACCATCAAACAGATCAGCGGCGGCAAACGCAGGCGTGGTCAGTACTCTCCCGCTGTTCTCGAACCTGTAGATCGTGTAGACGGTTGCACTTACAACACTGACGGTATCGCCGTCGTCCTCCATGTCCTGACGAAAGGTCCCCCCAGGGGCTAATATCCTACCGCCGCCTGTTATATTGGCCGTACTCGTACCACCGAACACGGACCGTTCAATCGTCAGTGCCCCAGTCTCGGCACTGGCGTCGCCAGCGACAGTGATCTGATTGTTGGCCGTATCGACCCGCTCGATCGTGTAGCTGCCGCCGCCTGCGAACACGGCCTTGTCGCCTATCATGTCCGCGTAGAAGGACTTAGACGAGCTTTCCGTGATCGTCGTCGTAGTTACATCAAGAACCGCCGTCTCGATCACCACGGCCTGCTTTTCACCCAGCAGGGTTTCCTGGCCGCTCCCGCGCACCGCGCCGATCACCCTGACAACCGCATCACGCACGAACTCGACGATGGTGTAGCGCTGACCGCTGGAGTCGAACGTCAAGTCGTGGCCGACCAGATCGCTGTCGAAGATCGCTTCGTTGGCGGTAAGAATGATGGTCCCACCGGCGCGCGCCGGAATCGCAGACAACGTGCCGGTGATCAAAGAACGCACGATGAGGGTACGCAGCGGACTAGTCCAGGACCATTCGTGGAGACGGCCGGTCCCGGGCCGCAGCGGGAAAAAGACTTTGCGCACGGCGCTTTGAATCAGAGTGTGCAGAATGTCCAGGTCGCGCTCGGACAACCCGGAGAAGTCGCCCCAGTGCAAATCAAACGCCATTGCGCGCTTGAAGTCAAGATACGATAGCGGATTGATGGGCACAAAAGGCTAACCTCACACACGAAGCTGATAGCAGCCCCAGAACGGCATCTTGTTGGTCTGCGCGGACGCGTCAGCGTTCTTCACGCCAAACGTCGGGGCCATCATAATGGCGTCGGGGAACCCGGTGCTGGCGGACACTGCGATCAGCGCCGCCGTAACATACGCGCTGGTTTCCGGAACACCATTGACGTAAACCCGAATCTGCTCGGCCGCCGGTGCATTCGGGTCGTAGACCATTCCCAGCTTGGTCGGGGTACTCACGTTGAGCGTCGTCCAGCCATTGAGGACCGTCTGGAGCGTCTGACTGCCTTTTTGGTAGATGAAGTCCACCGTCCCGGCGTCACCTTCGGGTTTGAAGAACCCAACCAAGTCGCGGGCGGAATCGATACCTCCGTCGTCGTCGATCAAAGCATCCAGTGCTATGCCGCCGACTTCACACAGGCCCATAAACCAGCCGTTCTGGGTCGCCGTAATCAGCGACGGCAAGATAGCGAACTCAAACCAGAGCTTTGCTTTCTCGCTCGAAGCATCCGAAATCCTGAACGGCGCTGCTGTGTCACCGCCATAAGCCCAGTTGATTTCATCGTTGTCGTCGGTGCCGGTCTTGATAATCAAACCGCCGCCACTGCGCGCATCGCTACCAAAATTCGGCGTACCGGTGGCGTCCATGGTAACGTCGTAGCCGTTGACGCTGCCACTCGCGCCGAGGTCTGGAATGCCAAGGCCGTCTTCGATATGGCCGAACGCCTTACGCCGGTTCTCCAGGCTGCCGAGTATCGGGCAATCGCCCCAGAAGCCCGACAGGCCCAAAACCGTATCGGCGCTGGCATCCACGCCGCGCTGGTAGTCAACATTTACGTGACCCATCTTGCTTGTCTCCTGTGATTACGCCGCAGCGGCAACAATGCCGTTGGCCCGGCGGTTGGTACACATCGTCTGAACGGTCAGGAACTTCCAGTTCACGAAGGTATCCGGGTCGTTGCGGTCGTTCATCGGCTCGCTGCGCCGCATGAAGTCCTGGCTCAGAACAACAACGTGGAAGTTCTCCTTGTTGACGAAGAAATAGGGGTCCTTCATGGCCGTGCCGTCGCTGCTGGCGAGCGGATTTTCGTCCAGCTTCGGAACGTGGACCAGCATGTTGCCCTTGAAGGTCGTCTGGTTGTCCTGCGACCCGATGTCCCAGCCCAGGTTTTCGTTGCGATTCTCCGCCAACCCCCACATATTCAACATGCCGACGTCGTTGGTGTAGATGCGGAAGTTCTGCCCGGTTATGCCCCGAAACTCGTTCACGTCCAGCGGGCTGCGGAAGTCCGTCTTCATGTGCAGCAAGCGCATATCCTGGAGCAGATCTTCAGGTGTCGGATCGGTGTAGATGCGCGAGTAGTTCTGGAAGGTGTCGTGCTTGTCCAGATCGACGCCGGCCAGCGACGAGAAACCGTTAGGATACTTCCCCGTGAATCCCTCGGTCGAACTGTTCCAGACGATCCAGAACGCAATCGGGAACATCTCTTTGGTTGCAGCCGTGTCCGGAACGCCCCAGGCGGTCTCTTCAAGATTCTGAATGAGCCCCAAAGTGCAGGCCATGTCGCGCGCCTTGAGCACGTCGGCGACCTTCTCGTTCGTGCCGGACTGGAACCACTTTTCCTTCACGTCGAACGGCCAGTGGTTTCTGATGTGCTTGTAGTCCACGTTCATCTGCGTGAGCAGGTCGGTGAACTTGATCGTGCCGCCCTCGAACAGGCCCACCCATTCCGCCGTTTCCGAGAGCTTGTCCATCAGCGTATGGGTGATCCCCAGGCCGCTGTCGAACGACAGGCGATTCTCCTGGAGCAACAACCCGTAAAACGCATAACGCTGGAATTTCTGGGCGATCTGGGTGAATCGGCCTTTCTTCCAGTAGACGTCCAGCGTCCCCGTGACCATGTCTTTGATTTCCGATACTAGCATCGCTTACTCCTGTTGATCCAAAGTCGCAGACCCTGGACCGTCGACCTTCACCCTTGGGGGCTTAACCCGCGTTACGCCGGAACTTGGCGACCACGTCCACGGCTTCACGCTTGACGGCCTCCGGCGATTCGTCGGAACCACCGGAGAAGTCCGTGGGCTTCGATCCGCTGGCGCGTGCCATGCGGGTAGCGCCCTTAGACTTCTTCGGATCATCCTTCTCGACCGCGTGCATCTTCTTGAAAGCGCGTTTGAACATCTGTTCCATCGTGAAACCACCTCGCTGACGACCGGCGATCGTGTCGGCGCGGTGGCTCAAGGCACGTCGGCGACGCGCAAACTTACCATCGGGATCCAAATTGCGGGTCTTCCCCTCGCCGAGATAGGCTTGCACAGATTTTGAATCGGCGATCCAGTCATCAAGCCGATGTTGCACTTCCTGCGCCCCCAACCTCGAAACCTGCCGAGACAACTCGCCAATTCGTTTGGTTAGCGCCTGCTCGTCGCCCGTACGGGCCTCCAGGCGTTCGACGAGCTTCTTGAAGTTCGCGCCACTATCGGCGGCCAACTTCTCCAGTGCGGCGACCAGCCCCTCATCGAGGTCATCCTTGTTCTTGAGAGCGACTTCCAGGGCAGCCAGATTCAGTTCCTTCTCCTCCACCGTATCAGTCGCGGCGCCCGCCGGTGAAGTCTCCAGAGCACGCACGCGGGTTTGCGTCTCCCGTTCAAGTTCGCGCTCCGTATCGAAGTCGTCGGGATTGAGACCTACGACGCGCGCTGCATCGACAAGGTCCTCGTCGAACTCCTCATCGAGATCGTCGTCGTCATCCCCATCCTCGTCCTCTACGGAGCCCTTTGCCTCGTCCTCTGGATTCCGTTCGTCTTCCGGCTTGCCGACGTTTTCGTCGCTCATCGCAATGGTTCCTGAAAAGGTGCCGGCGGCGGCGCAAAGAAGAGGGCGCGGATGGAAAACCATCCGCGCCCTCGTACAGGAGCTCGTGGTACGACACTAGCTGGGAGCCAAGCCAGCTTGCGCCTGGTCTTTGCGGCCGGTTACGGCTTCATCATGTTCCTCGTTTTTGCGGTTTTGGAGAGCGCGATCCACGTCGCGCCCGAGCCCGCAGGGCTCTGACTTTCAACCTGCGCATCTTAGCGCGCCTTCTATTGTGCTGACCGTGTAACGCCATGTCAACCCCATTCTAGCCCGAAATTGTCCCAAAGTCACTACACACCGCAGAAGTCACCATACCCGCCGTCCTGATTCCGCATCCCGCGCGCCTTGCAGATGTCGTTGACGTGCGATCGGTCCTCGACGAGGCAATCGCCGGTTCGCTGGTCAAACTGGGTAGCTCGCACACCGCGCCGCTTGAGCAACCGTTGAAGCTCCGGAATCTGCCGGGGATGCACGCCCAGGGCCATATTCGGGCGACAGTGGGTTTTCTTCGTGCCCACCACGCCGCAGTGTTCGGCGCGGTAGTCGCGCTGGGCTACAAGACCGCCCACTTTGATGAATTTCGGAATTCGGCTCATGGGGGCATCCCGTTCCACAACCCGACCATCCGGCAGACGATAGCAAAAAGTCGGCACTACACAAACCCGCCCTGACCGGCCACGGCCGGCGCAGGGGACGGCGAAAAACCAAATCCGGTCCCGTTGCCCCCGATGTTTGCCGCCCCACCTTGCCCTTGGGCACCGCCGCCGGCGGACCCGCGACCGCCGCCGCCCGTCAACGCCGCCGTCTCCTGCGGGCTCAGATTGCGGCCCAGATTGCGAATAATCCGATCGAGTTCCGGGATATCCCCGTAATCCCGGCCGATACGGTGCAACTCCTGAATGTCCAGGCCAAACCCTGCCTGCCCCATTTGGCCCTGGAGCGGCAGAACGACCTCCCTGATCCAGTTCAAGAGCAAACCCAGCCGTTCGTCCGGAGATTTGTGGCGTATGGGTTCAATGTCGAAATTGAATTCCAGAAAGCGACCCTTCAGGTCCTCATGGCGCAGCCTCACTGGTATGCTGATATCGCCCACCTTCCGTTCCATACGCACCCGCAAATCCCGTTCTCGGAACAGATACCACGCCAGAGCGCTCATTACTCCTGCAAACGCCCGTTTGCTCCTACGCTGAAGCTCGGCCATGCGCCGCGATCCGCCACCCTGCAATATCTTGTCCTGGCCCAACGTGGGACTTTGTGCACTTAGGCCGGCGAGCAGATTTACGTTGCCGGCCATGAAACTGAACACGTTGATGAGCTGACCGACGAGATTGAGCAGCGACGGGTCCGCCCCCGGCACCACGAAAGTCTGGATCAACTCAGGCTTGGTTACGGGCACCCAATCGCCATCCCTCGCGTCTTTCAATCGTTCGGCATCTTTTTCGGCACCCACGGGCACCAGCGGATTACGTTTGGAGCGCAGCGCCTGCCTGACGGCCATGTTGTACATCACGTTGACGGAGGTGTGGGCGTCAATCCACGCCCAGGCCATCGGTTTGGGGATAACGGTGTTTGGCACGAACTCATAACCGAGCAGATGGTAAGGCCCCGTGCTCGGCCCTTTCCATCGCTCCTTGCGCAACACGTCTTTCGGCCCGTTCGGTGAGATCGTGAGAATCATCTGATCCAACGGCAGATACACATCGTTCAACTCGGTCATCGGGAACAGGGCGTTGGAATCGAAGCGGCGCGGGATCGGCGATGACGATCCAATCGGCCGATTCAGTTCGGGGTCTATGGCTTGCAATTCCTTGCGGGCATCCGCCTTGAACCCCGGCGTTGCCTTCGCCCAATCAAGCGGCACGAAATACCGGTTACCGATGAACTTTTTGCGGTTCCAGCGCGAGGCGGACGTGTCGATAAGCAGGTCGTCGAAATCGATAATGTCCACAAACGGGATATTGATACGGCGTGTAAAGCCGCCGCCCCGGCCGCGAATACGACCGCGCTCGAATGAGAGGCCGACCTTGGCGACACCACAACCCCACAAGGTTTCCTTAACCCAATCCTGAAAGGTCTGCCCGATCTCAATGGCGTCCATAAGAAGATCGAGCGTATCCTTCACCAATTCGCCCAACGGGGCCAGATCGCTGCGGCGCGGCGCAACAACGGCGCGCACCGATTCTCCGGCAAGTAGTTGTTCGTGGAGGTCGACGGCGATCTCCATCAACGGAATGGACATGCGCGGATCGGCGGACTTCGGCATGCTCTCAGAGGAAAACCGATGCCCTTGATAAGCGGTCAGACACTCCTTCCGCTGGGAAAGCAAAGGGCGCAGCTCTTCCTTCGAGGTAACCAGCGCCTGCTTCAGGCGACCTATATCTTCCTGGTTGTCGGGATTAAAGAGCGCCATTCGATCTCCTGCTACACCGCAGACTGCTTGATGCGCAGCGTGACGCGCACCGTCCCGCTGGGGTTGTCCGAACCGCCGGTCCCACCATCGCCCTTGACTACTGCGGCGGCGATGCCGGTGGGAAACCGGATACCCATTGGCCATTCGTATTCAGTTTTCCGGCCGCGCTTCCCCGGTACCCACACGTGGGCTCGACCAGCGGCGTCATCGGTCCCCACCGTAGGCGTCCCTACGGTGTCCCACAGCCGCAGGGTCACATCTTCGTTCGGATTGTCTTCACAATTCACGACGGCGCCGTAAAGCTTATGAGGCACACTGTCGGCGATTGCCGCCGTCAGAGTAATCTCCGGTGTGGCGTTGGCCCCCACAGCCTCACCCACGGCGGGGATACTGACGATTAAGTCCTCTTTAGCCCCGGCTATCTTAATGGTTGAGTAGCTCATAGTTCGGTCCTAACTGTGTGTAAGTTCGGCAAGTACGTTCGTAGCCGGAGCAGCCGTGGCATCGTCACCAGGTGTTTGGGCCGCAGCGAGGCTTATACCGTTATCGAACAGCACACCCGACCGGGAGTGCATGACCTGATACGTTCCGATAGCCTGAGAACCATCCGCCGCCGTCCACGCTTCGATGGGGAATCCAAGCTTCGCCTTGGTGGTGCCCGGCGCCCACGAGTTGGAAATGTCATCGTAGAGCTTGATCCAGACTTTCGTATTGCTGGCGGCGGCCGCCTGATTGTCCACCGTCACCGTGAAGAGCGTCACCGCCCCCCGCGTGACGTTGCGCGCTTCGGCCGACGCCGCATTGGAGAGCGCCGAAACCTGCGTCTGAATCAGCGAACTTGTTGCCGGTCTCGCCGACGTTACACTCGTAACCATTATCGTCACTCCTAGCGGCGCAAAGAAAAAGGCACGAACGAAACATCCGTTCGCACCTTCGTACAGGTACTTTCGGTACGGCACTTCCGGGAAGCCATCCCCGGCAGTGCCCCATCCTTGCAGCCGATTACTTCATCCCGTCAACCGCCCTTCCCGTTCTTCTCCACAACGGCCTCTGTCATCGCGAGCGCCTCATCCAGCGATTCCTTCAAAACGCCCGTCAGCTCCGACTCGAAAACCGCCTGCAGCTTCAGCAACTCCTCCGCCAAAAACGCAATCGACTCCTCGCAGTGCAGCAACACCACCCCGGCGTTGACCGAAGGTGGCCGACCAGTCAGCTTAGCCTGGTACACAACCTCGATCATCTTCTTGTGAACGCCGGCGATGTTCTTGTACATCGCCATGCGCAGATTATCGCTGCGGACCGGCAGCGCGGGCAACGGCGGGCTGTCAACCTTGTCGTTGGGCATCGTTCAGCTCACTTTTATCGCGGATATACGACACGCCGTTTGCGAACAGGGCTTCAGTGCCTTGATCCAACACGATCTTCGTTGTGCCGTTCTGCACTTCGATCGAAAACAAGCGAGAGTTGGCCGGCAGTTCAGCCCAGCCGTCAACGTCCCTATTCTTTGGCTTTGGCATCATGTCCCTTGCACCTACTCATACTCCACCACCAGCAGCGGTTCGTCAAATCGGTCGGCGGCGTTCGTGCCCGTCAGGCTCAGGAAGTACATCCGCTCCGCCGGGGCGATCTCCTTGGCGAAATCCAGCAGGACGAAGTCGTAACGGGCGTTCGTCGCACTGCGCGCCGTCAGATCGTCGTTGTCTATCAGCTCCGCGATCTCCGCACCGCCGCGCGAGTCCATCCGGTCCGCCTTGCGCAACCGGACCTCCACGGTTCCGGTCAGGACGACGTTCTGTGTGTAGACCCAGGCCCTCAGCAGCTTGTGAGAACGCGGAATCGTCAATCGGCAGACGTAGATCGGACCCGCCGTCAGATCGCCGGTGATCTTATCCCACTGCTGGACTTGCAACGCCATTGTTCGATTCCTGCTTCTCGCGCCGCTTCGGTCAGGCGTTGCCTGATCAAATCCTCATTTCCGTCGACGAAAGTAAGCGTGTTCAGACCGGGCAGCAACTTGATTTCGGACAACTTCACCGTCATCCGCCCGAGTGCCATGCCGCCGTCCTTCTGAATCTCACACATCACGTGCGGCTCTACCGGCTTTAACCCGGTCGGCGGACGCTTCCTGATGCCGAAGTCCAAGGGCCGTTCGCCGCTCACCGCAACAATCTTCACCACCGGCAGGTGCATCACCTTGGCCGTGGATTCTACGAGTTTAGCGAGTTCGTCGAGTGTCATCTTAATCCATCAGACGAAGCAGTTTGAAGAGAAGTCTGCGCCAGTTCCATCTGCCAATCGGTCGCCGCCAGCGCATTTTCTGGTGTGCCGTTCGCATCTGCGACATACCCAAATCACGCGACTTCTCCAAAGCCGTTCCGGGTTTGGCGAGTTCGTCAAGAGTCATCTTCTCGTTTTTGAACCTCTCAGATAACTCCAAGGCGTTTGAATGATGAACGGGTACGATATCTCCATCCGACGCCTTTTCTATAGCCTGCACGTCTTCAGCAATCTCTCTCTTGAGACGCTCCAGTTCGTCGATGGTCATTGCTTGGCTTTCCTGGACTTTCCTGGGCATTCCTGCTCCATGTCCGCTGGACGAATCCAATTACCACAACGAGAACATGCGATGCAGGCTGGTTCCACGATTCCGTCATCCGACCAGTGTGCCACCAAACACAATTCCCCGGTGTTTATATGCTTCATCTCAGTATCCCAGCGCCACGGCTTCTCTCTGCCCGGCGAACTCCCGGACCCCCGCCAGGCTGCTGGCCGGTATGATCCGCTGCGGACTTCGCTCGTGGTCCAGAGGATTATACCCATCTTCCACCATCTTACGATAGGCCAAGGCCCGGGCGATTACCCGGTCGGCGTGATTCTCCCGGGCACCCGTCGGGTCCGGCGTGCTGGCCGCAATGGCGTGTACGACCCCGGTGGCGGTCTCCTGGTACATGCGGCATTCGGCGATGGCGTGCTTGCTGCGCTCAATGATCAACCGTTTATCGAGCGCCGCCCGGTAGGCGGTCATCAGCCAGTACTTCGTGGTGGGCACCGACCAGAACCCAGGCTCAAGGGTCTGGGCGTGCATGATCTGCTTCTCCTTGCGCCGGTAGTAGATGTTACCGTAGCGCAGGTGGTCCGTCACCATCCGCCCGAAGTGCAGCCCGGGGCCGTTACCCTCCCAGATCAGCCCTGCCTTGCGAAAATAGTAGCACAGCGCCACCACCATGACGGCGAAATCCGCGGCATCCACGCCGTGAACCACAAGCTCGGCGACCACCTCGCCGGTCTGCATGTTCAGCACTGCGGCGCAGGAATTCGACCAGCCGGCGCCCGTACTGTCCCGGCTGCCGGCGGCGATGTCCGCACCCACCACGTAATCGAACTCCGCCGACGGCCAACCCGATCGGGTAAGGTGAATCCAGAGCTTCAGCGGGCCTTCGCACTCCGTAAAGCCCTTGCAGGAGCCGGAGTCCGGGTCCAAGACCAGCTCGCCCTCATGCAGCGGCGGCATTACGTCCTCGACCAGTATCCGCCGCAAGACCAGCTCGGGGAAAAATTGCCAGCCCGAACCGCAGTAGTCGATCTGGATCTCCTGGGCTATCTCCTGCTCGTTGACCGCCTCCTCTTCCTGTGCCTCGAACCACGGACTGGTCAGGCGCCCCCGCAGGCGCTCCACGTCGTCCGACCAGAAGCCGCTGGGCGGTTTCTCGTTCAGCCCCTCGCCCGACAGGTCCTTGCCTTTGAGCGGGTGATCCGGCCACCAGAACGACAACTGGTGATGCGCCTTGCTCTTGTAATCGGCGAACGCGTTGCCCATGCCCTGCGGCGTGGATTGCAGAATCATGCAGTCCGTCGTCGGCCGTATACCCCCCAGAATCGCATACCCGTCACGCGGGGTTTCGCCCATCAACGCGAACTCGTCCAGAATCGCCGCCATGTTCCGGTCCTGGTGGCCCATGCGGCGGCTCGTGGACTCGCCCGTAATCACCGCACCCCCGATCGGATTGCGCATTAACATCTTGCGCCGGTCCACCCCACGCTTGACGTTGGGCCTTATCGACTCCGGCAGGTGCTCCAGTATGTAGTCCAGCTTCGCAAAGTGCGTGCCCGGGTGCCCCCTCTGATCGACCAGCCATTCCTTCCAACTCGCCAGATGGAACTTGGCGCCCGGTGTCAGGAGCCAGTGCCAGAAGACCCAGAGCAAGGTGCACCACGTCAGACCCATGTCCCGCGACTTGTCTAGGTGAAAATGACGCCGGCCCCCGTCCTTCTGCAACAAACGCATGTACCGTGTCTGCAACGGATAGAGAATCATGGGCACCTGAAGCGGGTAGGGTTTCTCCTGCTTGGTCCAACCCAAGGCGTTGACGAAGTAGCAGACGTCCTTGCGGCAACGCAATATCACCGCCCGGCGCACGGACTCGTTGCGATCCATCCGCCGCTCCAGGGCGTGACGAAACTCAAAATTCGCCCGCAGGGTCGTGGGCGGATTCACGCTCGCGTCTACGTGTGCCAGCGACTGCGTCAATAGTCCGTCTCCACCGTCAGCGGCGCCTGAAGCTGGTCGGGATCGAGATTCGCCATTGCCAACTCGGCCTGTGTGGGCTTCAGTACGTCGTCGTCCACCTCAGCCTCCGACCCGTCCTCACCCTCGCCCCGGCCCGCGGGAGATTGCTGGAAATCGGTCAACGACTCCTCTTTTTCCTTGTCCTTCCTGGCTTTGGCAACAGCATCCAAAGCCTTCCGTTTCTCGCGGGTCATCAGCTCGCCCAGTTCCCTGCCCGCCAAGTCCAGGGAAATCTTGGCAAGCTGCTCACGTATCCTGCCGTTGCTCTTCGCCTCCAAGTATAGCCGCCAGGCACGACCGCTGGGGGCCAATCTGCAATTCCAAGGCTGTAAACCGAAAGCATCCCAGGCCCAGGCGGCGTCTTTTGCATAGCTGACGTCCTTCTGGTGTAGCGGGGAAACGGGCAATCGCACCAAGAGAACTCTCTCGAGAACCGCGTCGACATCGTACCACCTGACCTCCGCGATAACCGTACAAGGGATTTTCTCCTCGCAAACCCAGCGGTTCAGATTGTTGATGTGCGTACCCAAAACCCTCGACATGGCGACGGCCGTGACCTTGCCCTCAAACCAAGGATCGTCGGTAACAACCCGCGCCGGCCGGTGGTGCTGACGTTTGGGTTTCGCCGTCGAGGATGCCCGCAAGGCCCGGGTTGGAGTTTTCGCGGGCATCAGAACGGAACACGCTCGGGAAGATCGGTCAAGAGCAAAGGAGCAAGATGCAAAGTAACCACGCCGAACTGATCCCGATGGACGAGAAGGCACGTATCGAGTGAGGGCGGGTCGGCTGCGGCGAGCACGATAGTCTGCTCCGCAGAGGACCACCCTTCCTTCCAAACCTCGTGTAGCCTGGCCACGATTTCCTCAACCCAAGGCTGAATGGGCTCAGGCAACTCGTTAATCTGGATCATCATCGAGATTTTCCTGAATCGCATTCCTTCAGACAATACTGATCGTAACGCCCCGGGGGACCGGAAGCAACTGGGGGGTGAGAGGGTAACATATACCACGGGACGGGCACGTAGCCGCTGTCAGGGAACGCGATATGCGCCCGGTCTTGGGTCCCATATCGACCAAACCCGCGGTTTTCGCCCTGTATCGACGATTCCAAGGCCCGATAATGGTCGTTATGATGCACTCGCACCCGTCGGCCGCACCCCAAGGCCCGATAAGCAGCGCAACCGGGCCATTGAACCGGATGCACCCCACTTCCCGGTATTACGATTCCCCAATTCGTAACACTGTTCCGTTACCGACACACACAACAAGCGTGAAGCAGCGGTGCAACAGTGGTCAAGCGTCTGGGGCTTGGAGTGCTGCGATGCGCCGGCGTAGCGTCGCAGCCCGCCGGATGAACGTTTCGGTGCTCATCGAGGTCTTTACATACTTCGTCGTCAAGCGATCGAGATCTCGTTCAGTTCGACGTATCTTCGCTGCGGTTGACGCGCGAGGCGTTGTCGGTGCGTCGTTTGCGGTCTGTTGGTCCATTGTTTCACGCTTCCCCGACGCGCATACCCGACTCCCGACGTTAGCGCCCCGATTGTAAGCGCTGTGCCAGCTTTGACCATCGGCCGGACAGTCGGCAACCGCCAATGAGAACGCTGGCGAGCGCCGTGGGTTTGGTGGCCGTAGGCGCTCATCGCTACGCGGCTGATATCTCAATCAGCGCCGCCCGATTCTTTTGCCGTTGGCTGTTAGTAGAACCCTACGGGCTGGGTTGAAGTTGGGTTGTCAGGTCGAGCGACTTACGGCCGAAGCCTGCGCGTCAAGCTCTTTTGTCAGCTTCTTCCACTGTTTTTCTTGCCTTAAATGGCGTTTGGCCATCCGAACTTTGCCCTTCTTGATCATGCGCCAAGCGATCTTCCAGCCCATCAGCTCACTCCGTCCACAACCAGCCCGCTTCACCGACGGGCCGCGAGGAGCGCCACATGCCACTTGCCTGGCTCCGGCAACGCTCCACGTTAGCGCCCATGCCGTGAGTCGTGGCGCACAAAAAACCCGCAGGCCGAGTGTGTCGCAGGAAGGCTGCCTCGACGATGCGGGTGGTTCGGATTGTTTCATTCTGCGACACGCTCCAACGGTACGATCCCCCCGCTCCCTGTCAAGTACATTCCCCAAGCGCCCGTAGCCGTCAAGGGTTTTGCGCACTGTAACGCCTGATGGCACAACGGGTTGCGCGCCTATTGGAATAATCTGACGGACTCATAATTGGAATAAGTATCTTGCGATATCTGATTAGCGCGTCTCCAGCGCCCGACAATCGTACACACAGATATTCTCACAAGTTTCCCGGAATTCCCCTTGACAACTTGTCATCCGTACGGTAGACTGTGGGTAGTGAATGAAATTGCCCCCGCGACGCTCATAACGCCCGGAGGCCTGGTTCTAACCCTAGAAGAGAGGATCAGAACGATGAAAGTCTACCAGATCGAGATTCACGCAGCAACGGAGTTTGACGCGGAGCTTGCCCTTGAGGAAGTTCGTAAGGCCATCCTCGCAGGCTACGACTCAGCACCTTGGGATTCAGACGGCGCCGGCAATGGCTTCTCGTTCACCAAAGCCGACTGCCCCGACCATTTTGATGACTCGCAGAAAATGGTCCCGCTCGATGAGATTGTTCGCAGAGCCATCCTCGAACGCGATGCCGTTTCCCCCGACCTGACATCCGATCCCGTCAAATCAGACGTGTTCGGTCCGCGCGACTTGCCCCGTCCGGCAAGCGCCGCGTTGGCCGGGATACTCGCGGGAAAGGGGGGTGCGTCGTGACCGTAATTGTCACCTGTATCTATTGCGAGGCGTCTGTCGAGGCTGACGATTTGGACGCGCTGGATCGTTTAGACTGGGAGATTACGGAAGGCGATCCAACCGAGCCTACATCCGACCTGAGAGGGTTATGTCCCGATTCCCCAGGTTGTGAGCAGCAAGGAGGTGCATCGTGACCGCAACCCAACCCCTCTTTCAAGCCTATCGCCCGTCCGCGTGGTCCGATGTCATCGGACAGGGCAAGGCCCTGCGCACAATCGCAACGCTGCAGCGCCGCGGCCTGGCCGGCCGGGCGTTCTGGATCACCGGCCAATCGGGGACCGGCAAGAGCACGATCGCCCGGCTCATCGCCGAAGAGGTGGCCGATCCGTTCTTCGTCGAGCAATTCGACGCCAACGATCTTACAGCCGACAAGCTGCGCGAGATCGAGCGGACGCAATAGCTCTACGGCTGGGGCGGCAAGACCGGCCGGGCCTACATCGTGGAAGAGGCGCACGGGCTCCGGGCACAGATCATCCGGGCGCTGCTTGTGACGTTAGAGCCGATCCCATCGCACGTGATCTGGGTGTTCACCACGACATGCGACGGACAGGATAAGCTGTTCGACGGGCAGATCGACGCTCACCCGTTGCTGTCCCGATGCAGCGTGATCGAGCTGTCACGGCGCAACTTGGCAGCCGCGTTCGCCAAACGGGCACGCGAGATCGCGGAGCGTGAGGGACTGAACGGGCGGCCGATCGAGGCGTACGTACGGCTGGCGCAGCGTCACCGAAACAACCTGCGCGGCATGTTGCAGGAAATCGAGGCCGGCGTCATGCTGACTGGGAAGGACGGCGGATGAACATTTGTGCAAAATGCAAGTTCCACCGGGGCAAGGAAGCCAGAACTCCGCGAGCCTTAATGTGGTACAACCACCTCTGCGGACACCTTGGAGTACGAAAGGTTAAAGGTGTCGATCCTGTGACGGGGAAGACTAGCTACCGCTCTCGGAATTCGCTCGGCGACGTACTTCGGGATGACAACCCGATGCCGTATTGCCGCAGTGTCAACCCGGAAGGAAAATGCGAGCTGTTCGTTGTTTGCCTTCGAGGTTGGCTGGACTCAAACACGCCAAGCGACAAACCATTCTTGAGGAAAGGGAAACCGTGACCATCTACCTGATCCCCATCGCCCAGATGTTGGCGCTGGCGTTGCTCGGCTACCTACTACGGGTGGACCGCGATGAATGACATTGGCTCTGCCTTCACCGATGCGATGGCGGTCGGCACTGGCTGCTAAGTGGACTGCGTGGAGGCAACTGGTAACGGGCACGGGATCGGTTTAGGGGAAGTGCTTCCCCGAAGTCGAGATCGTGCTCGGGTGGCGTAGCTCAGCAGTAGAGCACCTGCTCATTGCGAGCAGGGGGTCGCGGGTGCAAGTCCCGCCGTCACTGTTTCGGCTACCTACTCCGCGTCGACCGCGGGAAAGGACGTGAATGATGGTAATGAGCAAGAAAGAAGCGTTTAACTGGGAGACGGTGGAAGATCCACGTCTCGGCGTGCGCAATGTGCCACGCTCCACCTCCAGCAAGCTGGCCGACCTCTTCAACAGGATCGAAACCCAAGGCGAGCGCCTCAATAAGCTCGAAGAGCGCCTAAAGGAGCGGGGGGAACATGACATCCTGGCACACTTGCAGATCGGGTGCGGTGTTCTGTCAAGTGGTGAGACGTCTTTGCTCAGGGCGTCCAAGCACCTCTTATCGACACTGACCAGCCCCCGAGGCATCCGGGTGCGCCTGGGCAGAGAGGCACTTATCGTAGACTCGGGGCTGCTGGTGTGTATCAGTGAGCTGGGAGCCGCGATAGACAAGCACCCCCATGCTTAACCGCCGACACTTCGGACCGCACCTAATAGCTCTCCGCGAGCAGGGCGAGCTCACACAGGCCGAGCTGGCACGCCTTATCAGTGTCGACCGCCGCCAGGTCTGGAGATGGGAGCACGGCCATCGGATCCCGCGTTACGAGGCGTTGGGCAAGATTGCCCTTGCGCTAGAGATCAGCGTGGACGAGCTGGTGGGGCTGGGATAATGACGGAACCCATAGATTTCCCGGAATTAACCCGGAATTCCCTTGACACACCCGGACATCCCGCGTAGGTTGCTGACATCAACAGCAAGGAGACGTAATTATGCCGAATATCGAGATCACAGACAGCGAGGACCAACGGCTCATGGAGGTCGTACCAGAGGTGCTCCGGGGCGCGAATTGCGCCGCCAAGCGAGTCCGCTGGGCAATCCACGAATGCCTGCGGGGGCTGGCAGAAGGTCACCCCTCTGTGAATGCCGACTCAGTACCGATCCCCGGGCCGAACTTGCCAGCCAAGTGCTAACGACTACAGGGCCCTGCGTGAGTGGAAGCATGACCAGTTCGCCCGAATCAACTTCGCAAGCTGAAGCACCCCCGCTGACGCCCGAGAAGAACTACCGCATCGGCTATACGGCCCAGGCGACCCCGCAAGTTCCCTCACACACCCGCTACGCCGGGACATGCGCCGAAATCGCAGACGCGATGGCCGTAGCTCGCCACATGGCGCGCGACCTCGAAGGAGTACACGTACTCCGGGTTAGCGATGGCGCCGTGACGCCACCAGACGAGTACGACATGCCGCATTGGAGGAAAGGGAAACCATGACAAGCCAGTTCGATCGGGAAGTAGACATTCTTGACGGAGAACTGACCGACGGCGCGCTCAGCCCGGAAGAGCACCGCCGCGCCATACGTGAGCTAGAACAAGATTATCGAGCTGCTGCCCAAGAAGCTGCGGAAGATGCGTACCGAGATGAATTGGGAGGATGGTACTAGCATGACCCCCGATCCGACCCCACCGTTGAAGCTGACGGCACAGATCGATGTGAAAGGCTTTCCGCTCGCCACAGTCGTCGTTTCCGTAAACGACACCTGGGCCGGCAACCTAAGCGTTCCGCATGAACATGTCCCCCAAGTCTGCGGCATCATCAACGCGGGGACGGAGCTGGCGGCCGTGTGTAAACGGGCGAAGGATCTCTACGATTACATAGCCCTTGGCCCAATGGGCGCAGCGTGTAAATACGGCCCCGAGCACGACTACGGGCGATGGACCGATGAAGACATGCTGAAACTGAGAAGCGACCTTGAAACCGCCCTCGCGAAGTACGAAGGGGAGACGGCAAACGGAAAGGGCAAGGGAAAATGACTAACTATGTATTGGATTCTGCCGGTGAACCGAAGCGGAACCGGACCTGATGAAATGGGGCAAGTGGTTTGGCGAGGGCGGCAATAGATGGGTCGCCGAAGATCATGTCGGTGATATACGTATCTCGACCGTCTTTCTTGGCTTGGACCATGGGTTCGGTGGCGGTCCGCCGGTCCTTTGGGAGACAATGGTTTTCGGTGGCAAGCTGGACCAACAGTGTGAGCGCTACACCTCGCGTGATCTGGCACTCGCGGGGCATCAAGATATAGTCAATAAGGTCAGGGAATCGCCATGACCACCGACCCCACCCCAGCGCTGAATCTGACGGCGCGGATCGGCCTAAGAGGCCCAAACCGTTTAACGATTGACGTTTACGTGAACGACAACGATGCGGGTTGTCTCTGGGTTCCAGTCGAATACGCCCCCCAGGTCCTCGGCATCATCAACGCGGGGACGGACCTGGTGGAGGCCTCCAAACGGTTCCTCAAGGCATTCGACCGTGAAGCGGTGACAAGGCCTTGTCAACTCTCAGAGTTCCTATGTCAAGCTGCAACGGAGATGGAAGCCGTGCTCGCCAAATGCCGGGGGGAGACGCCGTGAGCGCAACGCGCACCAAGAAGTCCAAGCGACCGGACAAGCCGCGCGAGGACACGCTGCTGCTTCAAACCAGCCTGAGCCTTGAGAACCACCTGCTGCACCTGGCCGGATGCTGTGACGTCGCGAGCGAGGACAACCGACTTAGAGCAAAGGAGTATCGCGTAATGGCACGCACGTTGCGGAATGCCATCGACGACGAACCATACCCCACAGAGGAGTAGGAGACGCCATGACAGAAGAAAACAAGGAACCAGAGAAGAAACCGTCGGAACCATCGGAGCTGCTCACAGCGGCTATGGCACTCGAGGGCTGGTTACTACGTGAAGCAAGCCGGGCCCATCGAAACGCGACTGAGACAACCCTCGCCGCAGAACGTTATCAAGAGGAGGCAAGAAACTACCGCGCGATCGCACGCAGCCTGACTAGCGCGATTATC